AGGTGCAAAAACAATTGGTACAGTAACAACATCTGCTTTGTGTACAAACATGAGTTTGATGTATACAGATTGCCGCAGTCTAGAAGTATTAAATCCTCCCACCGTGACATCGGGAGTAACAGATTTTTCTGTAATGTTTGCCTACTGTGGTTCATTAAGAAGTGTTCCCCTTTTTAATACTGCAGCGGGTCAGAACTTTACAAGAATGTTTGACTCTTGCCAGTCTCTGCGAACAATTCCTTCGTTTGTTGTAACCGCAGGAACTAATTTCACATCCATGTTTTTAAATTGCCTTGCTTTAACCTCTATACCAAGTTTAAACACAGTTGCAGGAACAAACTTCACAACCATGTTTAGCACTTGCACTGGTTTAAGATCCATCGGCGGTTTGGTGTTTACAGGCACACCCACAATGACAACCATGTTTACAGGATGCTCAAATTTAAAAACAATTCCTGCAATAACCATAAGTGCAAGTGCAACTCCAACAACTTTCAGTGGTTTATTCTCATTACAAAGTTGTGGTATTACAGGCATTGGTCAGAATTGCAATTTCACAAACTGTCAGATGTCTGCAACACAACTTAATTCACTATACACAAGTCTTGCAACAGTTGTAAGCAAAACAATAACTGTAACAGGAAATTGGGGAACAGCAACCGATACCACCTCCATCGCAACTAATAAGGGATGGACGGTGACAGGATGAGAGGAGCAGGATTTTATAAACTTGATGGAGATATGCTGCTCTATGGAGCAAACTTTGTCGTTAATGCAAACTACGAATTGTACAAAGAACAAAAAGACACATATACATACCCTGTGGACGGATGGTCTTGGTATGAATCAGAACAAGCAGCGTGTATTGCAAACGGAATACCGTATATTCCACCCGCAGAAGAACCAACTTTCCCACCTTTAGGAGCATAATATCATGGCAGAAACATACAAAAGTCAAGGAACAAAACTTACTACAACAAATAATACCACTATATTGACCGCTGTTGCAGCGGCTACAACAGCAGTAGTAAATGGAATATTTATATCAAATGTGAATGCTACAGCATCAACAACAATAAATGTTTTTTTAGTAAAGTCTGCAGTTTCTTATAGTATTATATCAAATGTTTCTATAAATGCAGGAACAACTCTTCAAGTTTTAGATAGTCCTATTGTTGTAGAAACAGGAGATAGTATTACTGCTACTGCGGCAACTGCTAGTTATTTTGAAATTATTGTTCCTTATTTAAATATAACATAATAAATTAATTTTACTTGACTTTTGGTGTTTGTGTGATATACTAAGACTTGTGAGTAAATTTTATTTATCATACTGGTCTGGTGGTTATCTAGGACAACCAAATCAATTCGTAGTGGATATGTGCAAGCTATCAGCGTTGTATCTAAATGAACACTATGGAGAATGTAGTCTTATAACGGATACTAGCAGTAAACCGTATTTTGAAAAACTACCATTTAAAAATATAACAACAGAATTAGATATATTAAATGGTGTTGATTCACATAACTGGGCTCTTGGTAAATTACAAACTTATAAATTATTGTCAGAAAGAAAAGAATCTTTCATTCATATAGATTATGATGTTTTTTTATTGAAGAAAATTCCAGAAGAAACTTTTAATTGTGATCTATTAGTGCAAAATAAAGAAACTAATATTTTCAAAAAATATGAATTAGATATTTTTAATAGATTAGTTGGAGAAAAATATCATTTTAACCTTGCAAATGAAACAGATACAGCGTATAATGTAGGTATCTTTGGAGGTAATAATTTAGATTTTATAAATTTTTATGCAACAGAAGCAATAAAGTTTACTTTAGATCCTAAAAATAAAAAAATGTTTAAAAAAATATGGAACTCTCATGCAAAAAATGGAGCAGCAGCAACAGTTCCAGAACAGTATTATTTAAAAGTACTGGCGGATAAAAATAATATAAATGTTAAATGTTTATTAGATTGTATTATTAATATTGAAGATCATTCATCATTCAATGATCCGTGTAAAGAATATTCTAGTAAACTTGGATATGTGCATTTAATGTCAAGCAAAAATGAAGAAAGAGTAATTAAGGCTGTTTATAGTAGATTAAAAAACTTTGAAACCAAATAGGAGTATATTATGACAAGAGACGATCTTATGAAAATTCACGAAGACCTTTGCTTAAAGGGCAGAGAATTGATGGACAAGAAAAACCGAGACTATGCAGGTCGAGGTGGAACTGAACCGTTTGCAAATTTTACCCGTGTAGAATCAATGGGTATTTGTTCCACCGAAAGTGGAATGCTAGTTCGATTAACAGATAAAATGAGTCGACTTTCATCATTTGCAGAAAGTGGCAAGTTAGCTGTTGAAAATGAATCATTTGAAGATACAATAGTAGATGTGATAAACTATATGGTTCTTTTTTATGCATATATCAAAAATAAAACAGAAAATCCATCTACTCAGATTTACACACAAGAATATCTAAATAAGAAGTTAGAAGAGCAAGCAAAACGACCATGCTGTCGCGCACAAAGAAATATATAATATGTCTAAATTTGAAGTGTTATTAGGTGATAATCGCGAAAGACTCAAGGAATTAGCGGCAGGTTCAATTCATACCTGTGTTACATCTCCTCCTTATTTTGCACAACGAGATTATCAGCATTCTGATCAAATAGGAAACGAGCAAACACCAGAACAGTTTGTAGATGAATTGGTTAAAGTATTCAAAGAAGTTCATAGAGTTCTTCGTGACGACGGAACACTGTGGTTGAATCTAGGAGATACTTATTCAAAATCTAAAGAACTTATAGGTATTCCTTGGCTTGTTGCTTTTGCTCTACAAAAGGATGGATGGTTGTTAAGAAGTGATATCATTTGGCATAAAACAAATCCTATGCCAGAAAGTGTTAAGGATAGACCCACTCGTTCACATGAATATATTTTTATGTTTGCAAAGAATAAAAGTTATTACTATGCTATAGAGGCTACTAAAACTTCTGCAAAACATCCAAAAGATAAGCGTGTGCAAAATACACATAAAAGAAAAACAAAAGAATGGCAAGAACAAACAGGATTGAATGCACATTCGGGGTTTGATAAAAACTATTCTACTGCAAATCTTCGTGATGTATGGAGCGTTGCCACCAATACATATAAGGGTGCTCACTTTGCTACTTTCCCAAAAGAATTGATCAACCCCTGCGTCGTTGCAGGGTGTCCTATAGGAGGAACCGTAATTGATCCGTTTTCTGGCTCAGGAACTACTGGAATCGTTGCTTGCACAAATGATAGAAATTATATCGGTATTGAATTAAATCCCGAATATCGTGAAATATCATTGAAACGATACAGTGAAGAAGTTTCTCCACTTACTACAATAATGGAATGACCGAAATTTATACAAATGTAATGGTTCGTGGTAACAATGTTCTGTACACAGGTTACCAACATGGTTTTCGAGTACGACAAAAGATAAAGTTTAAACCAACTTTATTTGTTCCTGCTTCTCCTGTAGAACTAATGGAAAAGAAAAGTGAATGGAAAACTCTTGACGGAGTTCCTGTTATGCCATTTACTTTTGATAGTATATCAGAATGCAAGGAAATGATAGATCAGTTCAAGGAAGTCTCTAATTATCCTGTTTACGGTAATACAGATTATCAATATCAATTTATAGGTGATAAGTTCAAGAATATTGAATATGATATGAAAGATATCAAGATTTGTTTTTTAGACATTGAAACAGAATGTGAAGATGGATTCCCCTCCGTTGAACGAGCAGATCAAAAGATTAATGTTATTACAGTTAGATTTGGTAATACAATACACACATATTGTCTCGGTAAAGCAACACCTATGTCTGAAAATCATAAAGTCTTTGAATTCTTTACAGAGAAAATGATGCTTACTGCATTCATGGATGCATGGGTAAACTACGATTTTGATATTCTCACGGGTTGGAATATTCAATTCTTTGATATTCCTTATATTGTTAATCGTATCACAAATGTATTAGGTGAAGATAATGTGGGTAAACTTTCTCCGTGGGGTATTGTTAAACCAAGACGAGTATTTGTGATGAATCGTGAGCAACTTGCATTTGAAATATTGGGAATTTCCATTCTTGATTATTTTGATCTTTACAAGAAATTTACATTTGTTACTCAAGAATCCTACAAGTTGGATCATATTGCTTTTACAGAATTGGGTGAACGAAAATCTTCATTTGAGGGATTTGATGGTATTCAAGATATGTACACCCGTGACTTTCAGCGTTTTGTTGAATACAATGTACGAGATGTTGAACTTGTTGTAAAACTAGAAGAAAAACTCAAACTATTAGAACTTGCACTTGCCTTGGCGTATACCGCCAAAGTAAATTTTGCAGATGTATTTTCTCAAGTTAGAACATGGGATACTATCATATATCACTTTTTGAATGATCGACATATCGTTATTCCACAGAAACAACATGAGGAAAAGGATGTTCAGTTTGCAGGTGCTTATGTGAAAGAACCTATTGTCGGAATGCATAAATGGATCGCATCGTTCGATTTAGATTCTTTGTATCCTCATTTAATTTCTCAATATAACATTTCACCCGAAACTAAAAACAAAATGAGCAAACGATCTACTTTACGAGTAGATGACATTCTCTATCCAGAATCGGAAGATGCTAAAAAACAATTTATTCGATTTGAAGATCATAAAGATTTTGCTGAAAAGAATAATGTTGCAATAGCAGCAAATGGTATTTACTTTGATCGAGACAAGAAGGGATTTCTTCCTGAACTCATGGATAATATGTACAAAGAACGCAAGATGTACAAAGAGAAGATGTTAGATTGCAAGAGAAAATTAAAGGAAGAAGTAGACACCTTAACTCCAAAGGAAAAGCGACAATTAGAATTAGATGTTTCTAAATATCATAACTTTCAGTTGGTTCGTAAGATTCAATTGAATTCTGCTTTCGGTGCTTGTGGTAATCAATGGTTTAGATATTACGATCTCGATCTTGCTGAAGCAATTACCACATCAGGTCAATTAAGTATTCGTTGGATTGAGAGATCTTTAAATAGATTTTTGAATAAGGTTGTAGGGACAGATAAAGTTGATTATGTAATTGCTTCTGATACAGATTCTATCTATCTTCGACTAGACACTCTTGTAGAGAAAACCTTTAAGGGTAATGTTCCTGATAATACAAAGGTTGTTAAGTTTTTAGACAAAGCATGTCGTGAAATCATCAATCCGTTTATTCAAAAGGAATATGAGGAACTAGCAACTCTGATGAACGCATTTGATCAAAAGATGAACATGAAGCGCGAATCTATTTGTTGCAAAGGAATATGGACAGCAAAGAAACGCTACATGTTAAATATTCTTATGGGTGAAGATAATGTTATTCTTAAAGAGCCAGAAATAAAGATTAGTGGTATTGAAACCTCACGAAGTTCTACTCCACTTATTGTTCGTCAAAGTTTGAAAAAAGCAATATGTTTAATTATGAATTCTACAGAAGATGATCTTATATCATATACCGAACAATTCAAGAAAGAATTTATTAAATTACCAGTAGAATCAATAGCATTCCCAAGAGGATGTAACGGGATGACTGACTATGCAGATTCTTCTCATATATTCAAAAAATCTACACCTATTGCTGTAAAAGGTGCATTATTACTAAATCATCAAATAAGAACTCGTAAGTTAACAAAGAAATACGCAATAATCAAGGATGGTGAAAAAGTTAAATTCACATATCTTATAGTTCCTAATCCAGTAGGAGAACACGTAATATCTTTTCAAAATATTTTGCCTCCAGAACTTGATTTACATAGGTTTATCGACTATAATAAGCAGTTCGAAAAGAGTTTCATTGAACCACTCTTAACGATAGTAAACACTATCGGGTGGAATCTTGAAAAGAAATCAACACTAGAAAGTTTATTCGAATGAATACAGATATACCAGAAGCAATTTGCATGATAGTTATTACTGTTATAGTAATATGGTTAAGTTTTGCAGCATTTTATGAATCATATAACAATTCTAAACGAAAGGAAAAGAAATGAGTTTTATCGACGACATTATTAAGAATTCGGGTAACAAATACGCTTCAATGGCGAGTGATGGTATTGGAGGAAGCGATGTTACGGGTTTCATTGATACAGGATCATATATTTTCAATGCTCTAGTTTCAGGAAGTCTATATGGAGGTATTCCAAACAATAAGATCATTGCACTTGCAGGTGAGTCTGCAACAGGTAAAACATACTTTGCTTTAGGTATGGTAAAGAAATTTCTTGAGGATACCAAAGATGCAGCAGTTCTGTATTTTGATACAGAGCAAGCAGTAACTTCACAAATGATTGCAGGTCGTGGTATTGATACAAAAAGAGTAGCAATTTTTCCTGTCTCAACTGTTGAAGAATTTCGTAATCAAATGGTTAGCATTGCAAACAAATATCTTGAACAAGATGAAAGCAAGAAAAAACCAATGATGGTAGTCTTAGATTCTATCGGTAATCTTTCTACAACTAAAGAAATGAATGATACCGCAGAAGGTAAGGAAACAAAGGATATGACACGCGCCCAAATGGTTAAGAGTACATTCCGTGTACTTACTATCAAGTTAGGTGAAGCAGGAATTCCTCTTATTGTAACAAACCATACTTACGATTCTATGAGTCTTTTCCCTACAAAGGAAATGTCAGGTGGAAGCGGATTAAAATACGCAGCATCAACAATTGTGTATTTGTCTAAACGCAAAGACAAGGATGCTGATGGTGAAATTGTTGGTAATATCATTCATTGTAAGTTACATAAGGGTCGATTCACCAAAGAGAATAAAATGGTGGATGTTAAACTTAACTACGATAGTGGTCTGAGTAAATACTATGGATTAGTTGACATTGCTGTAAAATATGGTATATTTAAGAAAGTATCTACCAGAATTGAACTTCCAGGCGGAGAAAAGGTTTTTGAGAAGACTATCAATGATAGTCCAGAAAAATATTTTACGCAAGAAGTGATGGAGAAACTCGAAGCAGCGGTTGCTAAAGAGTTCAAGTATGGTTCGGATTCAGAAGTGAAAGCAACAGAATGAATTCAATAGTTGAAAAAGTAATATTAGAAAATTTATTATATAACGAACCATATACACGAAAGGTTATTCCCTTTCTAAAAGAAGAATATTTTGCAGATAAAGAAGATAGAATTTTATATCTTACCATATGCGAATTTGTTACAAAATATAACAATTTACCAACTACAGATGCGTTAGCAGTTGAATTAACTAATAACAAGACTCTGACGCAACATGAATTTGATTCTATTACAAAAAAGATAGATTCTTTTGATTCTACTACCAAGCAAGATGAAAATTGGTTGGTTGATGAAACAGAGAAGTTCTGTAAAGACAAAGCAATATATAATGCTATTTTAGAATCTATTCATATTATAGATGGCAAATCTACTACAAAAACAAAAGAAGCATTACCTTCTATATTATCAGATGCTCTATCTATTTCTTTTGATACAAATATTGGTCATGATTATATTAAAGATGCTGAGAAGCGTTATGAATTCTATCATACTATTGAGCAGAAGATACCATTTGATTTAGATTTCTTTAATCAAATTACAAAGGGAGGAGTTCCGCCCAAGACTCTTAATATAATCATGGCAGGAACTGGAGTTGGTAAATCTTTGTTTCTGTGTCATCAGGCTGCTAACTGTTTAGTTCAGAACAAGAATGTGTTATATATTACTTGTGAAATGGCAGAAGAGCGTATTGCAGAGAGAATTGATGCAAATATTATGGATATAACAATTGATGAATTGAAAGAACTTCCAAAGCAAATTTATGCTAAGAAACTATTCAATGCTACTCGCGGCGTTACTGGTAAGTTAATTATCAAAGAGTATCCTACTGCAACTGCTCATGCAAATCATTTTAGATATTTGGTAAGCGAATTGAAACTTAAAAAGAAATTTAAACCAGATATTATCTTTATTGATTACTTAAACATTTGTGCTTCTTCTAGAATGAAAGCAGGAGCAACAGTAAACTCGTATACTTATATCAAGTCTATTGCTGAAGAGATTCGTGGTCTCGCAGTTGAACTTGGTGTACCAATCTTTAGTGCGACTCAGGTAAATCGTGAAGGATATAATAATACAGATTTTGGTCTGGAAAATACATCAGAATCCTTTGGTCTACCCGCAACAGCAGATTTCATGTTTGCAATTATTGCAACCGAAGAACTTGATAAAAGAAATCAAGTTATGGTTAAACAATTAAAAAATCGATATAATGATCTTATAGCAAACCGAAAGTTTGTTATTGGAATTAATCGAGCAAAAATGAAACTTTACAATCTTGATGCATCTGAACAAGAAGGTCTTGTCGGCACAGGAGAGGATGATGATGTAGGTTCGGAAGGTCACAAACCAAAATTCGTTTCTAAATTTAAAAAGTTTAAGAAGTCCGAAGGTTGGAGTAATTAAGGAGATTTATGTCTAGAATGCAACAGAGTTTTAATAAGCCGCACAGTTTTGCTAAGCCACCAATGAAGACAGTTCAATTGATCACTGATGGTGATACACGAACTGTAGAGGAACGAATAAAGGCATTACCTTTTGTTCGTGATGAAGAACTCCCAGAATGGGAAGAATGGGCTAAGTATTGCTTTGGGATTAGATAATGTCTATAATAATTGATAAAAAGTTTATAAACATGATTTCTCCCATGCTTCAGAGGTTTGCATGGAAGAAAGACAATATAGCAAATTGTCGCTGCCCAGTTTGTGGAGATTCTAAAAAGAATAAACACAAAGCTCGTGGATTCTTTTTCCAAAAAAACAATGATATGTTTTATCGTTGTCATAATTGCGGAATAAGTACAACAATTTATAAATTTTTAGAAACAGTTTCACCTTCTCTTTGTAAAGAATATTCTTTAGAGAGGTGGAAAAGTGGAGAAAGTGGTCATTCAAATTTTAAAAAACCACAATTTAGATTTGAAACTCCAAAGTTTAAAATAACAGATAATGTTCTTGCTGGGCTAAAGAACATGAATCAATTAAACGATGACCACAAATGTAAGAAATTTGTCAAAGATAGACTAATTCCTATTGAATTTTATGATGTTCTTTACTATACTGAAGACTTCGCAAGTATTGCTAAAAAACTAGATCCTGATGTTTCAGTTAATAGTGAAGAAAGATTAATAATTCCTATCGTAAATACTAAAAATGAAGTAATTGCACTTCAAGGCAGATCATTAGAATCTGGAACAGATACAATACGATACATCACAATCAAGGGAGATAAATCTATTGAAAGATTGTGGTATGGGTTCTGTAGAATAAATACTTCTGATAGACTATTAGTTGTGGAAGGTCCTATTGATTCTTTGTTTTTAGATGATTGTGTTGCTATGGTTGGTATCAATGATGGGTCAGTAGTACCAGATCCTATCAAAGATAAGACATTAATTTTTGTAGTAGACAATGAACCAAGAAATAAACAGGTGATAACACAGATTGGTAAACTCATAAATAATGGAAGAACTGTTTGTATATGGCCAAGTAGCATAGTACAAAAAGATATAAACGATATGGTACTATCTAATTATACTAAAGAAGAACTGCAAACTATAATAAAAGCAAATTCTTATTCTGGTATAGAAGCAAAATTGAAATTACAGCAATGGAAGAAGGTATAAATGTCAGATGATAAGAAAGAATTTGAATGGAAGTTTGATGGAGAGAATCCAGTAATTGCATTTTGTTTTGCTGTGTTAGAATATATTAAAGAAGTAGATAAAGAAATGTATAAGAAAGCTAGTGAATATGCCGAAGATATTACTGGATGCAGAGTAACAGAATTTACGATGGAAGATGTAGAGGATGCTGATAACGAACCTTTTACAATGGAAGAAGATGATAATGGAGAAATATATGATGACAACGACGAAGAATAAAGTTTTAGATTTAGGTCATGTTGAATATGTGTCCCATATGGGAAATGATCTAACTGTTGCTAATGCAGCAAGAGTTTCATTCAACAAAGAGAGTGATGAGTTTGTAGAAAAAGATGAGAAATTAATTTCTTACCTTGCAAAGCACAATCATTGGACTCCTTTTGCTCACCCACAAATAACTTTACGAATTAAAGCACCAATATTTGTTCGTACACAATTATTCAAGCACAAGGTAGGATTTACAGAAAATGAAATCTCCCGTAGATATGTTAAATACGCACCAGAGTTTTATGTACCAAAATGGAGATCTTCACCAACGGATAACGCAAAACAAGGAAGTTCTGATTTTATACAAAATACAGAAAATCTTGAGATTCTTTATACATTAACTGCTCTTGATTCAGTTAATACATATAATAAATTATTAGAATTGGGTGTTGCACCAGAGCAAGCCAGAGCAATTCTACCACAGGGTACATATACCGAGTGGTGGTGGACAGGATCGCTCTCCGCTTACGCCCGTGTCTTTAAACAGCGTATAGATACACATGCACAGTGGGAAGTTCAGCAATATGCTGCTGCAATTTCACAAATTATCCAACCCCTTTTTCCTATCTGCTGGAAGCACTTAACCAGTTAAATAAATAGAAACACATGAGAGATTTTAATAAATTTAATAAAAAATCTGAAGATATTAATTTAACAATTCCTGCTAATTTGGATTTTGGTAAAAAAGTTAAACTGATATCCCCTATTTCAATTTATGAAATGGGTTCTAAATTTACAGTTATTTCCGATACTAATTATGATTATGAATTAACATTATTAGGATTAGGAGAAACTTTTCTAAAAGATGAATTGGGCAAGGTAGTGAAAATAAATGGTAGTAAAACTATTATAGGATCTATATTTGAGGAAATACTTCCACCCATTGTAATTCCAAAAACAGAAAAGAAAATAGCAACTCGAACTATAATAGAACAACTTGAAGGAATTCCTGGACAAACAGGATTAAAGGGAGAAACAGGAGATCGAGGAAACACTGGTCCGATGGGTCCAATAGGTCCTACAGGTCAAAAAGGTGATAGAGGAGAAAGAGGAGAAACTGGTCATACTGGATGGACTGGTGATAAAGGTGAACAGGGTGTCGATGGTTCAGTTGGTGCAAAAGGAGAGCAAGGCAATGAAGGTAAACAAGGCAAACAAGGAGAACAAGGCAATGAAGGCAAGCAAGGCAAACAAGGAGAACAAGGCAATGAAGGCAAGCAAGGTATCGAAGGTAAACAAGGCATCCAAGGCATCCAAGGCGAGCAAGGTCTCGAAGGCAAACAAGGACTTCAAGGTATTGAAGGGCTACAAGGCCCCCAAGGTATTGAAGGTAAGCAAGGTCAAAAGGGTGACAAAGGTGAAAGAGGTGAAAATGGAATCGATGGTATCAAAGGTGATAAGGGTGACAGAGGCGACCAAGGACCAGTTGGTACACCAGGTTCTGCGGGCAGAGAAGGTAGTTCGGGTATACTCAGTGTATCTTTTCCGCTCCAGTATCAAGAGAATAACAAACATTTATCTTTCGATACAAAGTTTATTGAAGAAATAAACAATAGAGTATCTTCTGAGATATCAAAAAATACCCCTGGACAATCTTCTGGTGGTAGCAATGTTGCTATTTACGACGACGGTAAAAAATTAACTGGAGTAGTTAAATCTATCAATTTTACAGGTGATGGTGTGACTGTAACACCTGATGGAAAAAGAATTACCGTAAATATTCCTGGTGGTACATCAACGCCAACAGAAAATGCGCCAGGCGGCGGAACAAATTATGTTACAAATGTAGAAGTAATTAATGGAAACTTGATTGTTACTTATAGTAATTCAACAACAGATGATTTGGGAGATGTTTTAGATTTAGATGGTGGAACTTTTTAACTAGATACTTGACAACTGATTTAAACTAGGTTATAATTATATCATAGGAGATTTTTATGCATTTACCAACACCGTATCAACAATTTATTCATCTTTCACGCTACAGTCGTTGGCTTGAAACTGAAAATCGCCGTGAAACTTGGGAAGAAACAGTAAATCGTTATTTTAAATTCTTTGATGTGCATTTAAAAGAAAACACAAAATGTAAACTAGATAAAGAAACACGCGAAGAACTTCGTAAAGCAATTTTAAATCTTGAAATCATGCCTTCAATGCGAGCGTTAATGACCGCAGGTGAAGCACTTGAGCGAGATAACACAGCAGGATATAATTGTTCTTATGTTGCAGTAAATCGTGTTCGCTCTTTTGATGAAATTCTTTATATTCTTATGTGTGGAACAGGTGTTGGTTTTAGTGTTGAACGACAATACACAGATAAACTTCCAACCATCGCTGAACAATTTACAGAAAGTGATACTACTGTAGTTGTTCAAGATTCTAAGGCAGGTTGGGCGAAAGCATTCAAGGAAGTAATTTCGCTATTAATTGGTGGACAAATTCCTAAGTGGGATATGAGTAAGATTCGACCTTATGGTGCAAGATTAAAAGTATTTGGTGGTCGTGCAAGTGGCCCAAGACCTTTGGAAGATTTGTTTAAGTTCACAACAGAAACTTTTAAGAATGCCGCAGGCAGAAAACTTTCTTCTATTGAATGCCATGATATTGTCTGCAAAGTTGCAGAAGTAGTTGTGGTTGGTGGTGTTCGTCGCTCTGCACTTATTTCATTATCTAATCTTACAGATGAAAAAATGCGAGATGCAAAGACAGGTGCTTGGTGGGAAGCCAATCCACAACGAGCATTGGCAAACAATTCTGTAACATATAATGAGCGTCCTGATATTGGAACATTCATGGAAGAATGGGTTTCTCTTTATAAATCAAAGAGTGGTGAGCGTGGCATCTTTAATCGTGATGCTGCTCAAAAGCAAACAGCAAAACTTGGTGATCGTCGTGATGCTACATATCAGTTTGGTACTAATCCTTGCAGTGAAATTATTCTTCGTGATCGTCAATTCTGTAATCTTACAGAAGTTATTATACGATCCGATGATACTGTAGAATCATTGGCACGAAAGACTCGTCTTGCTGCCATTCTTGGAACCTTTCAAGCATCATTAACATATTTTCCATACTTGTCAAGTGATTTTACAAAAAATTGTGAAGAGGAAGCACTACTTGGAGTATCCCTCACAGGTATTTTAGATAATCATATTATGCGTAGTGAATCTCAAGATGATATTGCTATGGTACTTAAAGATCTAAAGGATATTGCAGTTAATACAAATGCTGAATGGGCAAAGAAACTAGGAATTAATCCTGCTGCTGCCGTTACTTGTGTAAAACCATCAGGAACAGTTTCACAATTAGTAGATGCGGCTAGTGGTATTCATGCTCGACATAGTGAATATTATATTCGCACAGTTCGTGCAGATTTAAAAGATCCTTTATGTCAAATGATGATTGAAAAAGGTTTTCCTGCAGAACCTGATGTTACAAAACCTGATCATGTTATGGTCTTTTCATTCCCGATGAAAGCTCCAGGATCAGTAACTAGAGATAGTATGACTGCTATTGAACAATTAGAAATGTGGTTAACATATCAACGACATTGGTGTGAGCATAAACCTTCAGTGACTGTTACAGTACGAGAAGAAGAATGGATGGAAGTTGGCGCTTGGGTATATAAGCATTTTGATGAGGTTAGTGGTATTTCTTTCCTTCCACACTCAAACCATTCTTATCGTCAAGCACCATATCAAGAATGCACAAAAGAAGAATATGAAACATTTGTTTTGAAAATGCCAAAGAATGTTGATTGGAGTGATCTTAAGAAATATGAAAAGGTCGATTCTACAACAGGAACTCAAACTCTTGCTTGCAGTGGTGATAAATGTGAACTGGTTGATTTAACAAATTCTTAAGGAGAATATTATGGAAACTTATATGCTTATTGGAGTATCTCTTGGTCTTGTATTTTTTGCTGGTTTGGCTATCCACTATCGTGGTGTTATAGCAAGACAGCATCACGATTCTGATATTGAAAATGTATATGATTATATTACACATATTAAAAAAGATATAAATGAAGAAATTCATACAGTTGAACGCAAATTTGATGAAAGACTCAGAATTCATTCAAATATTGTTAACAATTTAGTTCTAAAAACAGAACAAATTATTAATAGAGATACAGAACCTACTCTTTTTGACGAATTTCATAACAAAGTAGGTTGACAATACTTGACTTTTGTTGTATACTACTGACTAGGAGATACAAATGATCAAAACACTTTTAGGAATAGTTGCTGTTCTCGGTTTAACCTCTAATGTCATCGGCGGCGGTGTGATCGTCGTCGGTGGCGGGGGAGTCGTAGCAGCGGGTAATGGTGGGGTTTATGTGGGTAATGGTTATGGTGGTGCATGGGATGGGGGGTACTTCTATAATAACAACGGCGGCTACTACAGACCCTATGAGGGGGATGGAAGCAGTGCTAGAGAGGTTAGTGGAGTTCCTTTATACCCGACTTACTATGAGGGAATTGTTATAACTGAAAGTGTGAAAAATGTACAGAGACCAAATCAGGAAAAGCGGAAATGTTCCTGTAAATGCTGCTCTGGAAAATAGACCCGTGTAATCGGGATGTATAAAAATCCAGTCCTTCGGGGCTGGATTTTTTTATTAAAATAATTAATATATTAAGTTATTATTTGTATAAATACTTGTAGAATGTTTAGACTCCCATTAGTTCTGGGTCTATGCCTCGCAATAACATCTTGCACAGTTGCACCCGCAACAGAGGAAATTCAAGAAAAAACCCCACCCTCTA